AAGGACGCGCAAACAGATTAATCCGATTGCGCTAACAATGAAGCTATTCAATATCATATTTTATGTTGACAGGCAAGCTATGTGGTAGAGAAAATTTTAACCCACGTTTCAAGGGTAACAATAACCACATCATTACCCTTATATTTTTTATTAATATCTTTTAGATAGAGAGCGCAACGGATCGGTTGATGGTCAAACTTAAATATAAGCACAGGCTTGTTATTAGCCTTGTCAGCCGCCTTAACCACTTGTTCCCACCATTCCCTGCGGAAAATGCCTACAGAGGACTGAGGACGCTTATATCGCTTGCATTCAATAGTCCATCCATCAACCCCTAATAAATCACCTCTATCAGCAGTGCGGTATTGCTCAATGTCTCTCTTAACATCTTTGAGAGAGAGATGCGTTTTTAAATAAGTTGCAATCTCTCTTTCAAAACTAGCCCCTTTGTTACGACTATTAGCCATGGTAGAAATCATCCGCAGTAACTTGGCCTTTGGTAGCAATAAATATCTTTATTAAAGTATCTTGCCTTGGCTTGCGTTTACCTTGAATCAAAAGAGTAATAGTTGAGTTATCAAGCTTTGCAATCTTAGCAAAGTATCGGTTGCTATAACCATTTTCTTTTATGTAATCTTCTAGTTTCATTGCTCTTCTTCTTTATAAAATTCAACGGCCCATAAGATTCTTTGTTGTTTGTTAGAGTAAATAGCCTTGCGAGTTCTACCATCACCAATAACATAACCCTTTTCCATTAATGGCTTGAACCGTGGTGAAATACTACCAGCCCTAACATCAGGCAATGCTCTATCAACTTCATCCATAGTTGCACCTGATTCACCAAAATGTCTAATCGAATCCAATACTAAAGATTCTAATCGTGTTGGGTCTAATGTTATAGCCGCAGCTACACTTGTATCAGGGTCTGTAGTTCTTACCATTTTATATGCATTTTTGTTTTCCATTTTATTATCCTTTCATTGATTTGATAAATAGACAATAATTATCAGTTGACAATATGTCAATAGGTATTGTAATGTAGCAACAGAAAGGAAAAAAAATGACTGAATATAGAAAACCATTTGGCAGTAGAGCCATGCATAATTCAGCATCAGGCGGCACACAACCGCTTGATGAATACTTCTTAAAGTTATTCATATCACACAACTTAGATATTAGCTTTCCACCATCAGCTAAGATGGTAGCAGGAAACGCAGTTCAAAGAGTTGTGGATTTAACATTAGGATTTGACTTTGAACATAAGAACAAAATGAATATCGATGAAGCATTACATATCGTGCAACGTGAATATTCTTTTTATAAGCCAAGAGTTTATGATGATGGCAAAGATGCAGAAGACCACGCAGAAATCAAACAACACATACACGCTATGTCCTACAATGCCTCTAATGGATTGCATGAATATTTTGGCAAACAATCTTTCGAGGGTGAGCGTAAAGAATATATGGATGTTGATGAGCTAGATGTGCCTGTTATGTATCTCATAGATTATCGCTCTGACAATAAAATGATAGACCTTAAAACAAGTTATCCAGTTCGTAATCCTATGAAAAAAGATGGCACTAGAACATGGCGCATTCCAAAACCACAAATAAAACCGAACACTAATCAAGTCATACAGCAATCTGTCTACTGGAAAGCAACAGGACTTACACCAGCACTTCTATTTGTAACAGCAGAAGGATACGAAATAGCCACACCTGAAACCACTGACTTGCTATCTACACAAAGCCTTGAACATCATTTCAATATTGTGAAACAAAGATGGCTTGTCATACAAAATATAATGAAGAAATCAAAAAGTTGGCGCGAAGCATTTGATATGGTTCAGCCAGATTTAGAGCGTATCAAAGCCTTTCATGGCAATGATATTTACAAAATAGCAAAGGTACAATGGGGAATCCAATGACACAATCGGAGTTAGATACACTTATGAAAAAAGAATTTGAAAAGATACAAAACTTTGAAAATGAAATGCAACAGCAGATAGATGTTATGAATATAAAACTATCAAAAACAATAAAAGAATTAGATGAAGTTACAGAAAATCTACAAGCATTTGTAACTCTACTAAACGCAAACAATAGATTAATGAGGCAAGCTAATGAAGAAAAGACAGATACCACAACATCTTAAAGATTTAATACAAGCTGTTGGCATGAGTGAACATGAAGCTACTTGGGATTGTCATGGCACACCTGTTATTTATCACGATGCTCTTGAGCGTATAGCTGAACACCAAAGTATTATGTTCGATAAGCCAACCATCATAGAAACAATAGCAGAAAAAGGTATTGTTGCTATGCTTGTACAAGGAACCAATGGAGATAAAACTGCATGGTCTATTGGTGAAGCTAGTCCTCATAATTCTAAGAACAGCTATCCATTTGCAATGTCTGAAAAACGTGCAAAAGATAGGGTCATACTCAAACTCATTGGTGCATCTGGATTTGTTTATTCAGAAGAGGAAGCTGATAGTTTTCAAAACCCAAATCGTTATTCAAAAAAAAACGATGAACCTGTAGAAGAGCAACCGCAAGAAGAAGCACCACCACCTTTTGTGCCAGACCCTAACTCTGTATCTATTATAGAAACAACAAAGACAGATGAGCAGATGAGAGCCTTGGAAAGAGATGCTTATGAGGTTCTTCTAATACCCTCACAAATATCAAGAGCAACAAGCGCAGAAGATTTAGGTGCTTGGTTCACTAAGAGCAAACAAAAATTAGATGCCGTAAAACAAAACTATCCAAAGGATTATTTAATAATCAAAAATCAATTTGAAGCTAGATGGAAATCATTATCAGGAGAATAAAATGACACAATATAATATCGTACTAGAACAAACTTTATTTGAAACAGAAAGAAGAGAAAACCAAGCAGTTTGCCAAGCCTCTACCATCATAGGTAAATGGAATAAGCTTACAAAATCTATTGATAGCGAAACAGTTGTATTAGAAAAAGATAAAAAATATTCTATTCAAGTGTATGAATCAAAGTATCAAACAGATAGAGGCGTAAATAAATATACATTGCGTATCTCAGAAATCATTGATGATGGTGAAGGCGGTATGCCTTTTAAACCAGCCGTTAATAAAATGCCGTTAATGTAAATAAAAAGAACCCCATGCAGGAAGGAAACTACATGGGGTTTAGTACAGGGAGTGTCTATGAAAAAACTTAACCTAACTTCTACATCCTATTATAATAATCAAGATAACACAATAGGAGATTTATAAATGAGAGCATTACGAGATAATATCGATGAAGATACTAAAGCTTGGCAAGATTACCTGCGATATAAAGAAGATAAATATGATGCTCAATATCGTAAAAGAAAAGAAAGAGAACAAAGATATTATAAAAAATATAACAGGAGAAGATACTTACTTAATAAATATAAACAATCACAAGGGTGCCATGTCTGCGGATACACAGATAATGCTTACGCTTTATCCTTTGAAGATTTAGATAAAAAAACGCAAAGTAATTATATCAAATGGACACCCAAAAGATTGATTGAATATATCAGAACTAAGAAAGTTATCTGTCAGAATTGTATTAACATAAAATTCAAAGAAAAGTTTTATTCAACCATTACATCTTCTTCTTAGGCTTCTTCTTAGCTTTCTTCATAGCCATTGCAGTCGCAGCTTGTTTCTTCATAGATTGCGACTTCTTTGGTCTACCTCTCATAGAACCATATGTACCAGCACCCATAGGCATATCAGCCTCCTCTTTTTGTTTTGGATTTATTGCGTTTGCTAATTGCTTTAGCTTTTCTTTTAGCGTCAGCTTTACTACTTGCGCCCCACGCACGAAGGCTAAGTAATAACCGTGTAGGCTTTCCCTTACTGTCACGTTCTGCTCCTCTTGCATTACCCATACGAGCTAAGAAACTAGCACGTCTAGGATTATCCCCAGACTTAACAGGTGGCTTTAAATTAGCCCCAGTGGTGCGCTTGAAATGCGCTCTACCAGCTTTGTTTAATCCACCGCTAGGATTCTGAAACCGTTTCGCTACCATCTAACTGTCTCATTCTTTCTACTAAACGTCTAGCCCTGTTTGGTACTTGCGTGTACCATTTTGAATCAACCATCTCATCAGCAGCACCAGACCAATCTCGCGCATCAACATTTGCTTTCATACCCTTGAACTTGGATAGTCTTGGATACCCAAGATTAAACATCATATTAGCTACAATCAACTGTACCTCTTCTGGCAACTCTTTGAAGTCTTTATAAAGCCTATGACAATCCTCTATAGTTACAGTTATATCTAAGTTAAATGCAGATTGAACACGACTTTGTTCTATAACTGTACCTACATTCTGACCACATTCAGGGTCATTCTTGGTAATCAGATGGCCTATGCCAAACGTAGGTAAGCCCAGATGGTCAAGGTATATCTCATACTTACACCCCTCATCTTCAGCTAATTCTTCTCTGAGTTTATCTAAATTCATTTCTTTTTCTTTTTAAGTTTCTTGAAATCAGCACCAGTAATTTTATCTCTTGGCGATGCTACTCTTGCTAGTTTTTTTTGCTTCGGTGAAAGTTTTTTACTTGGCATTATTTCTTTCCCTTTTTCTTTAACATAGATGTAAGTGACTTAGCTTGTCCTGCATGAGAACGTGATGCCTTACGCAAACCAGATGCTACTTTTTTAACCTTTGCCTTTTGCTGTCTTGTCATCATGTCTTTTTCGCCTTTTTCTTTTTACCGCCTTTAATTAAATCCTTATCTGCCTTTCTTGCACCGCCCTTGCCAGTTGCAAAAGACCGAACTCTTCCAGCTGCCCAAGCGTGTTGCGATACTTTTGGTCTACTACCAGCAGAAAAGTATGCCGCTGCACCGCGAGAATACACTTTGCTCAAAGTTGATTTAGATATTCCAGAAGACTTGTGATACTTGTCAATAACAGATTGCTTGCTACTCATCCCTTGCTCCTCTGCTTACTTATCTTAGACATCATAGCTGGTGTTAGCTTGCCTTGTCTATAGAGTTTGGCAGTGCGCTTTATTTCTGCCTCTCTAGCTTTAGGGTTCTTTGCACCTCTGACATACTTCTTTGGTACACCGCCTTTTGTCTTTGGAACTTTGGGAAACTTTCTCATTTTTTAAATCCTTTGATTCCTCTTATACCAAATGATGCCGCTATACTTGCATACATTGCCCATTGAAACCACTGAGGAGTTGTTTCTAATGCGGCAAAGCCTCTCTCAACATATGGCTGTAAGGGTGGTATGAAACACATAGCAATAATGATTATAAATAATACAGTCCAAGCTTCATCTTTCCAACTATCATTAGAAGATTGAGCCATGATTTTTTCCCAACCCGCTTCATGCGTAGCCGCTACTTTCATAACTTCAGCTTCAGCTTCTGCTTTTGCTACCTTCACAGCAGATTGAGCCTTCTTCTCATCAGCTTTACCTTGAAGCCAAGAACTTGCTAAATTACCTACAACTGGAAGTATTGCTTGTATCATTTATTATTCCTCTGGATAACACTGAGCAGTCATTTTGTAATATTGATTGCTTGAAAATTCTTCCCACATTTCAGACCTTATTAACCATTCACATTGTTGTTCTAACATTGGCTGTTGAAGAACTAATTCGCCTATCGGTTGCCAATCTATTCCGTTACTTCCCCACATAGTTATAACTAATACCCAAGCTACTTCTAAAGCATGGTGTATTTCTATCACTTTTCACTACCTAACCACACAGCAAATGCGCCTGTCATCGCGCCACTAACTACAGATATCATAGCACTCTGTTGTGTTGTTAAATCATCCAAAGACATACCCCACTCAATAACTCTAATGTACATGATAGTCATTACCAACATCATTATACGAGGCATTATCTTCCATACTAAAATCTTT